TGGCGCGGAATTATTGCACGCGCATCGCGCCGGAGCCGGTCACGATCCTCGACATCGGGACGGCGAAGGGTTTCTCGGCGCTCTGTCTCACGTGGGCCGCGCTCGATGCCGGCCTCGCGCATCGCGTCGTGTCGGTCGACGTGGTCGATCCCGCGGAGCGCGTGTTTCGGAATAGCGTGCGCGAGGAGCGCGGGCCGCTCACCGTGGCGGAATACCTCGAGCCGTGGCCTGAGGCGCGGGCGATCGAGTGCGTGCAAGCCACGGGCCGCGACTGGCTCCGCGAGCACGACGGGCGCGTCAATCTCGCGTTCGTCGACGGCAAACACGAGTACAGCGTCGTGAAGACCGAGGCCGATTGGTTGACACTCTCGCAGCGATCCGGCGATATCGTGGTCTTCGATGACGTGCACGTGCCGGGCGTGTTAGCCGTCATGCGCGATCTGATGAGTTACGAGCTCGAGTACCTCTCCGTCCTCCCGCATCGGTGCTACGCGATCGGGAGGCGCAAGTGATTACCGTGGCCTCGGTCTGGGTCCGCGGGCAAGTGCCGTACGGCCTTGAGTACGTCACGCGGCTCCGGAACATGGTCGACCGGCACCTCACACGCGCGCATGCCTTCGTGTGTCTCACGGATCGGCCGTGGTTGCTGCCGGCCGATATCCGCGGGATCCCGATCGCAACACCGGCGCTCAAAGGCTGGTGGGGCAAGGTCGAGCTGTTCAACCGCCGGCACGGCTTCGCCGGCCGGATGCTCTATCTCGACCTTGACTCGCTCATCGTGGATTCACTGGAATCCATTGTGAAGTTTCCTGCGCCGTTTGCGCTGGTGCCAGACGCAGGCAGCTTCCAAGGCAAAGACTGCTTGACCGTAGTGAAGCGGTTCAACAGTTCGGTGATGGTGTGGGACGCGGGCGTAAACTCCAGACTGTATGACGACTGGACACCAGCCGTCGGCAAGCGGCTGCACGGCGATCAGGACTGGATCGGCGAGCAAATGCCAGAGGCAGACATGATGCCGCTGGATTGGTTCCCGCGTATGAGCCAGTTAAGCGGCCGGCCGCCAGTGGCTCCTGCTCGCGTGGTGCTGGTGAAGAAGCCGAAGAACCATGAGGCCTCCGATCAGTTTCCGTGGTTCTCAGCGATGTGGCAATGATGCGCGAGATTCAACTGAGCGAGCACGGCAAGAAATATAAAGGCGCCTTCGTGGCGCTCGTGGATGACTGTGACTTCGATGCCATCTCTACTCATAGGTGGCGCGTATGCGTGCAGGGCTCAGAGCAGAACAGACGCATCTACGCAGTGAGGCGTATTGCTATCGACGGCAAGCCTGCTGATCTTCGGATGCACAGGGTTGTCTGGGAACTTGCGAACGGGCCTATCCCGGCAGGATTCGAGATCGATCATATCAACCATGGCGAACTGGGCGGCCTTGATAATCGCAGATCGAATCTACGGCTGACAACCAAGTCTCTCAATCAGGCCAATAGCCGTAAGGGGCGGAACAACACGTCTGGATTCAAGGGCGTATGGTGGCAGCGGCAGGCCTGCAAGTGGCGGGTGGACATCCTGGTAAACAGAAAGAAGATCCACATCGGCTACTTTGATGATAAGCGCGAGGCCGCGTTGGCGTATGACGCTGCGGCGCGCACTCACTTTGGTGAGTTTGCGCTTGTCAATATTCCGACTGGTGCGGCCTGATGGCGCTCTGGTGCCGGGATTGCGCGACGGTGCGGCCGGCCGCGGCCGTACGGCCGACGCCGATCACGATTGTTGTGCCGTATTACGAGCATCCGATCTTTTTTCGCGCGCAATTGGGCCGGTGGGCCGACTGGCGCGAGACGACGCGCGCGCTCTTGCACGTGATCGTCGTCGACGACGGATCGCCAAGCCATCCGGCGATCGATATCGTGCGGGCGATGGGCTGGCCGGCGTGGCTCCGCGTGTTCCGCATCGAGATCGATATCCGGTGGAACTGGCTCGCCGCGCGCAATATCGGCGCGCATCATGCGGCCGACCGGTGGCTGTTGTTAACGGATATGGACCACGTCGTACCTGAAGAAACGTTCCGATCCGTCTGTCACGCCGCACTTGATCCAGCGGTCGTGTACGCGTTCGCACGGCGCGAGCATACGGGCGAGATGGTTCCGCCGCACTCCGCGAGTTTTTTGCTGACGCGCGATCTCTTTTGGAGGATCGGCGGCTACGATGAAAGGCTCTCGGGCTACTACGGCACCGATGGGACCTTCCGGCGCGAGATCGGACGCTTCGCGACGATCCAGTTATTGACCGACGCGCTCGAGCGGCACGAGTACATCGACGACGCCTCCGTCGTGCGCTATGGGCGCAAACAACCCGAAGATGCGCGTGTGCGCGACCTCGTCGCCGCGCGACGGATGGGCTGGCGGCCGAAAGTCTTGAGTTTTCCGTATCACGAGGAGCTCGCCGAATGAGCGCCGGCCAGTATCGCGACTTCGTGAAGATCATCACGCCGACCGTGGTCGATGATGGCTCCGGCGGCCAGATCGAGACGAGCGATCCGCCGTTTGTGACGGCGTTCGCGTCGATCCGCGCGCTCGGTAGCCGCGAGCTCGAGAACGCCGGCGCCGTGCAATCGGTCGCAACACATCTGATCACGCTGGCGTATCGGCCGGGGATTGATACCAAGCAATTGATCGAGGTCGTCGCCGACGGGCTCACGTTTGAGATCGTCGGCATCGTGGATCCGGACCGCAAGCAACGGATCCTCGAGCTGACGTGCGTCGAGGCCGACTAATGGCGGGATCACATGTGCCGGCGGTCGTCGATGCCGCGGTCGATGCCCTCCGGCTCGACTCGACACTCGCCGGACAATTGACCGCGGCCAAAATCTATACGCACGTGCCGCAAGGCACGGATCCGCCGTATGCGTGGGTGCTCGGCGGCGAGGAGCTGCCGTGGGCGATGGCGTTCGGCGACGATGCCGGGTTTCGGCAAGTCGATCTCATGGTCACCGTCGTGTCGACCTATCGCGGCACGGTCGAAGTCGATGAGCTCGGCTCGCTCGTGCTCGATGTGCTCCTCGAGGATGCGGCATGGAGTAACCTCGTCGGCTACGCGCAAGTCGAATTCGTACGCAACACGGCACTGCCGCCGACGGATCTCCTCACCGATGGCGTGATGTGGTTTTTGCGGACGATCGTCGTTCGCGTGTTTGTGTCATGACAACCGCCGCCTATCAACAACTGCTGATTCTGTTACGACAGACGGTCAACGCGTCGCCGCCGGACGATAAGATCCGGCGGCTCGCGAAAGGGCTCTCGAAAGCACTCAACCGCTACTTGCAACTGCAAGCGGCATCGACGCTCCAGGCTCGCACCGGTCCGCCTCGTCCCGCTCGGGACCTCGCCGCCGTGTCTGCCTCCCTGGCCACTCCAGGAGAGCAGCAACATGGCACTCGCACAGCAACGGCAACACGGCCGCCGCGGACGGATTGAGATCGGCAGCGGATCGCCGCTGACGATCGTCGGCTCGCTCAATGCGTGGACGATTTCCTTCACGCGCGACAAGACCGACGTAACCAGTTTCGAAGACGACAATAAAGTCTTTCTGGTGGGCCTCAAAGATTTGAGCGGCTCGCTGGAAGGCTTCTTCGATCCGTTGTACTGGCGCGGCCTCATGACGGCCGCGGAGTCGGCGACGGGGTGCATTCTCAAGATCATTCCGTCTCTCGACGTGCCGACCTTCTATTACGAAGGCCCGGCATGGCTCGACCTCACCAATAGCGGCGCCGTGAACGACGCGATCAAAGTCACCGGGACGTTCTCGGCAAATGGATCGTGGACGCTCCAAGTCGACGGGTCGCCGATCTAAAGCGGCGATGAAGTGTGCGGCGAGGCACGTGCCGCAATGTCGCGGCACCTCCCTCGCCGGCCGGGTAGGGGCAACGTATGGGCATCCGACGAGTAGAGATCGACGGCGGCGGCTGGCTCGATCTCAAAGAGAAGGTCAAGATCGGCGATGTCGCCAACGTCAACGGGTACGCGTTCGGCGGCATCGGGATCGGGAGCAGCGGCGAAAAAGGCAGTTTTCTCTACAACATGGTCCGGCAACGGATCGCACTCGTGACGATCCGGATCATCAATTGGGATCTCCGCGACGAGGCCGACAAGCCGATCGACTATCCGGCCGGCAAGCTGTTTGACGATCGCGTGCGAATCGTCGCGACGCTCGACGACGACATTTTCACGCGGATCGAGACAGCCGTCGATGCGTTCGTCGAATCGTTGAGTGCGGAAAAAAACGGCTCGAGCTCGATACCAGTCGCCGCGACCGTCTCCGGACCCGATTCGCCATAGCGCGGTTTATGAAAGGCTGGACGCTCGAGTACATCGACGAGCTCGACGAGGATATCTATCACGAGCTCGTCGAGTGGATTCGGGAATCCATGCAACCGGCCGACGCCGAGGCGTC